AATTAGATCGGCACATATCCGGAGCGCGGCAAGTGGCATGGGGCGATCCTGACATGTCATCGAATATATTCCGGGAAACAACCAAGGCGCTAACAGCTTTATACCAACGCCCGCCGACCGTCGAAAATCCAGAGGCCATGGAGGGTAGCACAAAAGGGTTTTTAGGCAACGACGGGATTTTAGCCCGCGCGGGTTTATGGGCAATAATGAAGCGCGTTCAATTTTTCACAATTGGGTTAAGAGAATGTTTTTTGCGGGTGGATATCTCCGGAGGTAAAATCAGTTATCGAATTGTTACGCCGGACGTCGTAACCGCGCAGGCATCACCACATGATCCGCAGGTCCCGATCATGATAAAAGAAATGCGGTTGCGATATAACGAGCTAACCAAAAAGAAAGAGTGGACGTTAGACCATCTTGATATCTCGGATCCTGAAAATCCGATTTATGAAGTGCTTTTGATTCAGAATCAAAACGGGATCGAAACCTACATGGACGCCACCGATCAATTTTTGGGCGGGTCCATGTCGGGTGCCAATTATCCTTACCGGGACATGGACGGGGTGCCGTTTTTGCCGTACTCGATTTATCATGCGGAATTGACCGGCCAATTGTTCGATCCGTTTTACAACGCGGAATTAGTCAAGGGCAGTCTTTCGGCGACGGTCTTTTATACATATTTTGCCCATATCATGCGTGACTGCGCGCACCCGCAACGC